ATCAATGTTGAGGAGTTCAAAGATGATACAAAAGACATCGTATTTGTTGAGGGAGATATTGACGAGGAACGCTTAAAGCAGATTGATATACAGCAGGTAAGCGGTGCGGCCTTAAATATCCTTCAAATGAAGATAGACGAGCTTAAGGAAACATCAGCAAACCGAGACTTTTCGCAAGGCTCTACAGCAAGCGGGGTGACATCGGGGGCGGCCATTTCTGCTCTCCAAGAAGCGGGAAACAAACAAAGTCGAGATATGATTTCAGCTTCTTATCGTTCATATACAAGGGAATGTTACCTTGCTATTGAATTGATGAGACAGTTTTATGATGAAACAAGGTCTTTCCGTATCACAGGAGAGACAGGCAAGTATGAGTTTGTTGACTTCAACAATAAGATGATGCAGGGCGAGCCTATTCCGCCAGCTTATGCAGGACAGGAGCTTGAAGAGGGATATGTTGAGCTGTTTCGTAAGCCTGTATATGACATCGTTATTAAACCTCAGAAGAGGTCGCCATATTCAAAGATGGCACAGAATGAGCTGGCAAAGGAAATGTACAATATGGGATTTTTCAATCCTCAGTTGGCAGAACAGTCTATGACAGCTTTAGAGCTTATGGACTTTGACGGCATAGAAGCCGTTAAGGAAAAGGTACAGCAAGGTCAAACTCTTATGAATATGGTTAATCAGCTTATGCAAGAGGTTGCGTTATTAAAAGGTGCTATGGATATAAATACACCAAACGGAATGGCGATGGAAACACCAAACGTACAAAGTGGCGGTGGTATAGGTCAGGCACAGAAAAACGCACAAAAGGCGACAATGACAAGCTATGGAGAAAGGTTAGCAAGTAGAGCTAACCCTGATATGAACAATGGTTAGAGCGAAATATACAGTCAATGAAAACATACACAGCTTAACTGTATTAGGACACGCTAACTATGGGGAGTATGGCAAGGATATAGTTTGTGCTGGTGTATCAGCGTTAGTACAGGCTCTTATAGGCTGGCTTGAGGAAAACCACTATAAAGCAAGTTTTATAAGTGTTGACCCTAAAGATGGAGAGTTGATAATCTCCTGTGAAGGTGGCGAGGAAGTCGCCTCAGTATTCAATATGGCATCAATCGGTCTGGAACAAATAGCAGATTGCTATCCAGACCATGTGCAAATAGATATTATCGGATTAGCCGATTGACACTTGGGAACAGTCCATGAGGAAGGAGACAGTAAAATGTCTGATTTAACAAACACAAACAAGTTCAAAGTAGATTTGCAGTTGTTTAATGATGGCGGAGCAACAGGTGGAGCAGAAGGCTCTACGGCAACAGCTACAGAGAACGCACCAAAGACTGATGTTATGAAGAGTGGAAGCAGTCGCCATTCAAAATCGGGTGAATTTGATAACGTGGTATTCGGCAAGCAGGAAGGTACAACCTCTGAAGAAACTACAAGCCTTGACACCGAAGGCAAGCCAACGGGTGCTGGCAAAACAGATGTTACAACTACATCTAATACGCTTGAAGAACGCAAAAAAGCCTTTAACGACCTTATCAATGGTGAGTATAAGGATTTATACCAAGAGAACTTTCAACAGGTATTTGATAGACGTTTCAAGCAAGTAAAGGGTATGGAAGCAGACCTTGCCTCACAGAAACCTATTATTGAGAAGCTTATGGCTCGATATGGTGTTGATGATTTGGCAAAGCTCGACCAAGCCCTTACAGAAGATACTGAATATTGGGAGTCAGTCGCAGAAAAACACGGTATGACAGTAGAACAGTATCACGCTATGCAGAAATTGGAGCAGGAAAACAAAGAACTCAAGGCAATACGCCAGAGGCAGATTGGACAGCAACAGTTTCAACAGCAGATTGATATTTGGTACAAAGAAGCAGACAGAGTTAAGGAATTATATCCATCGTTTGACTTCAAGACAGAAGCACAAAACCCTGAATTTTTAAGTCTATTAAAGAATGGTAATAGTGTGGAACACGCATACAAAGTCCTTCATTTTGATGAATTGACACAAAATGCCGCAAGGGTAGCCGCACAAACAGCGGATGCACAGGCACAAGCAAGAATCAAACAAAAGGCTTCTCGACCTTCCGAAAATGGTACATCTTCACAGTCCGCCGCAATAGTCAAAGACAATGTGGCAAATCTCACTCGCAAAGAAAGAGCAGAGATTGCTAAAAGAGTCGGACAGGGAGCTGTAATAAAATTCTAAAAGTAATGCTCCCTGCGATAAGAAGGGAGAAAAAACATAATGAAAAATTTAATGTACAATCTTCAGCTTTTCGCTGAAATGAACACAAACCTCACATCTTCCGAGGGACTTTCCAAGGAGATGAAAACCTTTTATAGCGATTATCTCATTGATAATGCTATTCCAAAGTTAGTACACGACCAGTTCGGTCAAAAGCATCCTATTCCAAAGAATGGTGGTAAGACAATCGAGTTTAGAAAGTATAGTCCACTTCCAAAGCTCACAAATCCTATCACAGAAGGTGTAACACCAGACGGACAGAGCCTCAATATGTCAACTATTGAAGCAACTGTAGCTCAGTATGGCGGTTACATCACACTCTCTGATATGCTCTTACTCACAGCTATTGATAACAACCTTGTACAAGCTACAAAGCTCCTCGGTGCTCAAGCTGGTGCAACACTTGATACAATCACAAGAGAAGTATTAAATGGTGGTACAAATGTTATCTTTGCTGGTGGCAAGGATGCAAGAGAAGACCTTGATGCTACATCACTCCTTACAGTAGATGATGTTAAGAAGGCTGTTCGTTTACTTAAGAATCAGAACGCAGAGCAGATTAACGGCTCTTGGGTAGGTATTATCCATCCTGATATTGCTTACGACCTTACAAATGACCCTGCTTGGAAGGATGTTAAGACATACTCCGACCCATCAGACATTTACGAAGGTGAAATCGGTAAGATTTATGGTGTTCGTTTCGTAGAAACAACTGAATCAAAGGTATGGGCTGGTGCTGGTAACGGTGGCAGAGCTGTATATTCAACACTTATCCTTGGCGACAATGCTTATGGTACAACTGAAATTTCAGGCGGTGGCTTACAGCATATCGTTAAGCAGTTAGGTAGTGCTGGTACAGGTGACCCACTCGACCAGAGAGCAACAGCAGGCTGGAAGGCTACAAAGGTAGCAGAAAGACTTGTTGAAAATTATATGGTTCGTATCGAATCAGGCTCAACATTCAACCCAACTGAAAATAACTAATCTTCGTTTATAACGGAGTAAGAAAGGAGTAACAGCAAATGGCAAATGAAAAGACAAATAAGTCTGAAACAGTTAAGCCTGAATCAGTTAATCTTGCAGATGTAACAAAGCAGGTGCAGGAAATGCTTGCACAGGCAAAGGCAGAAGCTGAAAAGATTAAGGCGGAAGCCAAAAAGATTGTAGCCGATGCAAAGGCTTCCGTAAGTGGAGAGCTTACAGAAGAGCAGAAAAAGGCTGATGAGGAAAGAAAGGCTTATTGGAATGAGCTTGTTGAAGTAAAGTTGTTTAAGGACAACAACAAGTACAAAGACGATGTATATGTAGCTGTAAATGGCGAAAATGTTGTCATCAAGCGTGGCGAAAGAGTACAGGTAAAGCGTAAGTTCGCAGATGTGCTTGATAAGTCTGATAGACAGGATTATGAAACAAGTGTGCTCATTGATAAGAAGTCAAACGAGTTTGCAAAGAGCGAGTTATAACTGAATACTCCGCGAATAATGAAAATTCTATGACACGGCATAGGGGTAACTTTAATTAGTTGCCCCTATTTTCGTATAAAGGGGAATGTAAAATGGCTGATTTAATTACGATTAAAAGCGGTGCTTTAGGCGACAGAGAGACAATGCCTATCCTATCTGTCAATGAATTAGGCTACAGGACAGACGAAAAGGCACTTTATATCGGCACAGCTAACGGAAACGAGAGATTGTGTGGTGTAAATGATGTCGCAGAGAAGAACGCAAAAATCGCTGAATTACAAGGACGTATAGATGCCATTACTGCTCGTTTGGATGCTATGACGACAACAACAAGCGAGTAAGAAAGGAGTAAACAATGGATGGAATTATAAATGTCAAGGTGGGTGGTAGTCATCTTTCCAAAGACAATAAGAACGCAGGCATTACAGGTGAAGCAGAAGTAACTAGCCTTCGTATATCCTTTGATGAAAGCTGGGATAAATACGCAAAGACAGTAACCTTTTTTGATGCTCGTGGAATAAATCCTGTAAAGCGTACACTTACCACCGACCTTATTGAAGATATAAAAGAAGATACAAGAACATACCTTGTGCCTATTCCTGCAGAGCCGTTGTCTATTGCAGGGGAATCAACCTTTGTAATTGACGGATATTTAGACGGCAAGAGGAAAAGGAGTATGGAAGGAAAGCTCGTTGTAAAGTATGCACCTGATACAGATAGTGCAGGAGAGCCGACAACACCAACTCCATCACAGATTGAACAGTTACAAGTGCAGATTGACGGCATTATGAATGATATTCAGGATGCGGCCAAAGCGGGAGAAAAGGTTGAAGAGGCATTAAAAGCCTATGAACTGATTAAGGAATATGCCGAGGAAACGGAAGAAAACGCAAACAGGGCTGAAAGTTATGTTGGTAAGACCTCTTATATAGGTGATAACGGAAATTGGTTTATATGGGATATAGAAAATCAAGCCTTTTTCGATACAGGCATAAAGGCACAGGCAGGCTCTACAGTATATGTGGGGGATAATCCGCCTGAAGAGGCTGATGTATGGATTAAACCAGAAGGAGATGCCGAAAGCATATTAACACCTGCAGATATGGAAAAGATTATGGCGTATGTTGAAGGGCTTGTAAAATCACTTTCACAGCCTGTACGCTCATTTGTAAACATTTTAGGCGGTGCGGATAATTGGACTGCGGAAGATGTAGAAGATAGCAACGGAAATAAGATAGGCTCTCGATACGGACAGGTAGTAAATGTAAATAATGCAGTTATTACACCTAACAGCAAAGTTGATTTACAGATTACATCAGAACAGATGGTAATATTCCACGAAAAAGACCTTGCCTTTGTTGCAGAAAATGACGGTGGTGTAATCACTATTTACTGTATTGGTAGCATACCACAGAACGATTATGCAATTCAGGCAGTAGTTACGGAGGTGGTTAGAGGTGGCTAATAGAATTATAGGTAACCCTGTCGGTGTACCTAATCCAAAAACCGACTGGAATCAAACAGACCCAGCCAAATCGGATTACTTAAAAAATAAGCCAAAGCATCTTGTCATTGATGAACATTATGTGCATACGGATAACAACTTCACTAACGAGGACAAAGAGAAATTGCAAACTGTAACTCGCAATTACAACGATTTAAGTAACAAGCCGTCTATAAACGGAGTGGAATTATCGGGGGATTTAGAACTTAACATCCCTACAAAGACAAGTGAACTCGATAACGATAGCAATTTTGTATCGGATAAAGACTATGTCCATACCGACAACAACTTTTCGGACGAATATAAGGAAAAAATAGACGATTTCGACGGCACTATCGGCGATATTTCTACCGCTCTTGACAGTATCATAGCCATTCAAAATGAGTATATAGGCGGTGAAATTGAATGAGTATATCAGAAAAACTTACAACCATAGCTGAAAATGTACCAAAGGTCTATAACGCAGGCTACGAAAAAGGCAAAGCCGAGGGCGGTGGCGGAGATACTTTTTATGACGCTTTTTGGGATGATTTCCAAAGAAATGGAGTTAGAACAGATTACAAAGATACATTTGACGAGAACTGGACAGGTAACTCGTTTTATCCAAAGTACGACTTAAAACCTACATCAACGAATGGCGAAAAAATGTTTAATTATTTTGGGAGATACACTTCCGAGCCTTACTTTAACTTAAAAGAAAGACTTGAGGAGTGTGGTGTTGTTTTAGATTTTAGTGGTTGCACAACAATACACGGTGTATTTGAACAGGCACGAATAACCGATGTAGGAATATTGGATTTATCAAAATGTTCGACAATACCATATATATTTTACGGTAGTAAAATTATAAATATTGAAAAAATAATCGTGACTGAAAATGCGTCATATAATGGTTGTTTTACCTCTGCTACTAACCTTGTTGAAGTACGCTTCGAAGGTGTTATAGGAAAGACCGGACTTAACTTTACACAAAGTACAAAGCTATCACACGATAGTATGATGTCGGTAATAAATTGTCTTAAAGATTATTCAGAGGACACAAGTGGAACAACTTGGAAAATAACTTTTGGCGCAACAAATTTAGCAAAATTATCAACAGAAGAAATACAAATTATAGAAGATAAGGGGTGGACATACGCATAATGGATTATGAAAGAGTATTAAACACAGATTATAGTTTCCCTAATATAAATATTTACAATCGTATTTCAAATGGGACACACACAGGGTATCAGGCTATCCCTTACAATGACTATGTTATGTATGACAAGACTGAAAATCATACAGAGCCGAAATTAGACGAAAATGGCAATGTAATGCTTGACGAAAATGGAAATGTAATTGAAGTGCCTGCAAAACAGTATTGCATTCTTGCAGGTTTTCCTTTGAGTTATAATTTCGATAATTTCCCTTATGTTGCTGTTTTGAAAACAGAAGCAGACGGAGAAATCATATAGGGGTGATATAAATGTATAAAATTCCTGAAAAGAATTGGGGTGCATTTCTCTCACAGGGCGATACAATGTGGTGTTGGGCTTATGCTTTAGGTGGCATATTCGGTCTTACAAAGCACGAAGAAATCGCAAAATTACACGAAACTTTAGGAATGGAAAGACCTGACGGAACAATAGCCGATGGTGCTTCACCTGAACACGTACTAATTAAGGCGAAAGAACAAGGATATATAAAAGGTTATAAACTTCTTCATTATGCCCTTAAAGAACGCAGAATACAGGAAATAATGAAAGCACTTGAAAAAGGCTTACCTCTGTATATGCAGAAAAAAGACAATGGCGAAAAAACACATCAAGTTAGAGTTATAGGCTTTGACGAAGAAAAAGAACAATATCTTGTAATTGATAGCGGAAAAATTGATTTTAGCCCATTATCAATTTCGTATGATACTTGCATAAGCCTGTTTTCAGTTGAAATTACACCTGAAAATTATACAAAAATCAATGAAAATTTTAAGGAAGAAACAACGGAAGTTAAAACAGAGATAAACAATGAGCCTGAAACAGAAAACGCAACAGAGCCTAAAAAAATGCCGTTTTTCGATATACACGAAAATGATTGGTATTATGATGCGGTCAAGTCTTGTTATGACAAGGGCATAGTAAACGGAAAAAAGGAAGATTTTTTTGATGCAACGGCTGTTGTTACAAGAGCTGAAGCCTGTGCGATGATTGACAGGGCAATAGCTTATCTCAAGAAAAAATAAAAAGAAAGCGAGGTAAAAGGATGCCTATTTTATATATAAGAGACGAAAGTGGCGATTTTATCCCGATAAACGCAATAAAAGGGGCTAACGGTAAGAGTGCCTATGAGCAAGCCCAAGAGGGTGGATATACAGGCACAGAGGAAGAGTTTGTTGCAGTATTGAACGGATTGACACAGAGCGAAGCTGGTAACCACTATTCAAATTTCGACAATCCTCACCAAGTTACAGCAGGGCAAGTCGGGGCGTTACCACTTTCAGGAGGTACAATGAAAAATGCTATATGGTTTAACAATGGCTTATCTCATATAGTAGGACAGCCTGACGGCAACTTTGTTATTCGTACCTTTAAGAGTGAAGAAGATGGAAACGATGATATTTTTGCATTTCATAACAAACTTGAATTGCCGAACATATTAAGGGTGTATAGAAACGGAGTGCCTTACTCCTTATACGGACAGCATAATAAACCTTCTGCGACAGATGTAGGGGCTGTATCAAGCACCATAGGAGAATCAGACAAAACACTCAAGATTGATATTGGCAATCATAACTATATCCATAGCAAATATGATAGTGAAGTTCCTGAAATGTCTGTTATATCAAATTTCACTCACTATATCACATTGACAGCAGAGGGGAAGGTAGAAGCTGTATTGTCTATTCCTGTAGATTACACAAACAAGGCTTTTTACTACACTTGTCAAGACAAGGTATGGCACGAAATAGCAGACGAAAAACCTTTAAGAATGACTTATCAAGGCAACGGAGAGAGTGCAGAAAGGCAAATGCAAGTCGGTGGCAAAGGGCATTTAGTGATTATTGCATCCGAAAAGGCTGTAGTCTTTTTATCGGTTAAAGGTGGGCGTTATTGGGTTATGAGTTCTACAACGGCAGGCACGCTCGCCAGCGATAAAGCAACCTTTGCAGATGGGGTGCTTACTCTTAAGACCAATTCATCCTATGTAAATTCCAGCGGAGTAACATACTATGTTACAGCATTTTAAGGGGGAACGGACATGAACAAGATTAAAAATTCAAATTGTGTAATTTCGATTGCTACATACGGTGAATACGAAGTACACGATATACAGACCAACTCCTCTTGGAACGGAAATCCTTATGGCGAAACATACGCTATAGTCCCTGCTGAAATGGTAGAGGAAATTATGGCTACAAAAGGCTTCTGCGATATTGTGTTAAATGACGAGGGAACAGAGCTTGTGTCGTTTACAGCAAGGGAAATCCCTGTAATACCTGAAGAGGAAGAGCCTGTAAGTGATATGGAGCGATTAAGAGCTGATATAGATTTTGTGGCAATTATGACGGGGGTGGACTTATAAAATGGATGTATTTGAAATGGCAAAGAAGTATTATCCGCTTTTATGGGATAAGAAACGCATTGATGCACTCTATAAGGCTGGAAAGCTCTCCGAGGAAGAATACAACAAGATTATCGGGGGAGAGAAATGAGTAACATAGCAACAATTATAACAGAGATTACAGCTTTAATTCCTATTGTGGTAGCTATTATATATATCCTGAATGGGCTTAAATGCTTATTGAGAAGTGAGATGCTTCGTATATATTATCGCCACAAAGAAACCGAAACACTTAGGCAGTATGAACTTGAAAACTTTGTTTTCTTATACAAAGCCTATAAATCTCTCAAGGGAAATAGTTTTATCGACAAAATCTATAACGAGGTTATGTCGTGGGAAGTAGATTCATAGAAAGGATGATAAAGAATGAAAGTAACAGCAGGAACAATCGCAAGAACAGCAGTATTAGCTGTAGCCTTAATAAATCAGCTTTTAACAGTCTTTGGCTACAATGCTATTGATATTTCAAACGAAACAATAAACACGCTTATAAGTACAATTTTTACTGTTATTTCAGCAATTATAGCCTTTTGGAAGAATAATAGCTTTACAGAAGAGGCAATTAAGGCAGACGAATATATGAAAGAGCTTAAATCTACCAAAGAGGAGTGATAATATGAGAATTTTACTCATAGCAGGACACGGAGACGGAGATTGCGGTGCAATTGGTAACGGTTATCAGGAAGCAGACCTTACAAGAGAGGTTGTCAGCTTGTTAAAGACTATCTTGTCAAACTATGCTGAAGTTGATATAGCTGACACAAAAAAGAATTGGTTTGAATATCTTGGTAGTAACTGGTTCAATTTCAAGCCTTATAATTATGTGTTAGAAGTTCATTTCAACGCAGGCGGAAACGACACCAAAGGCAACGGAGCAACCACAGGTGTGGAAATATATATCCCAAGAAGCGAAAAGGGGTATTCCGTAGAGGAGAACATCGTGGGCAATCTTGCTAAGTTAGGACTTAGAAACAGGCACTTGAACGGAAAAGGCGAGTTTGAACCCAAGAAAAAGGACTTTCGTGTAATAAGCAAGGTTAAAAGTCAGGGTGTAAGTTCCGCACTTTTGGAACTATGCTTTATAGATGACATTGATGATATGAAACTCTATCAGAATAAGAAAAATGAGATTGTAAAAGCAATAGCTAAAGGGATTGCAGACGGCTTCGGTTTAAAGAAAAAAGTCGATGAACTGACAGAGGCTTGTAACACTCTTGCGGCCAAAGGAATAATCAACAGCCCAGACTATTGGGCGAAGGGTGAAGGCTATTCCGATGAGAACACAGTATTGCTTATTAAGAAATTCGCAAAGTATGTAAAGGGGGCGTAAATATGACAACACCAAACAAAGTTATAGAGATAGTTGACAGGTTAAAGCCTAATTCGTACAGCGAAGAGGATAAATTAAGGTGGATAAACGAGTTAGAGGGAATGGTACAGCGTTTAGTCATTCAAGCGGATAACATAATTGAGTATGTTTATCCTGATGATATGGACAGGGAGCTTATGATTCCCGCTCCGTTTGATGATGTTTACTCCTTATTCCTTGAGGCAAAGATTGACTATTACAACAAAGAAATCGGGAACTATAACAATTCAGCTATGATGTTTGAGGCTCAATTCAGCGAGTATAAGAAAGATTATATAAGAAAGCATCGGGCGAGGGGGTGAGCAGATGTTACCTTATCTTACAGAAGTGCAGAACGCATCTAAAAAATACAGCGTAGCATTTAGAGGTATAAACTACGGAGAGGGAACGCAAGATGGCGAATTTGCCGAAACATATAACCTCTCTACAGACCAATTCCCTTGTATCACACAGAGAGCATCAAGAATAAGAGAGGGCGAATACAGCTCTCCCTCTACAATACACGCCAAAGGCAAGTTGCTTGTTATAGACGGAACAGATGTTTTGTATGACGGAGAGAAGGTAGGCGAGGTTACCGAGGGCAAGAAACAGACAGCAACAATCGGTAACTATATCGTTATCTTCCCTGATAAGAAGTATTACAAAGTGCCTACGGATGATGAAGAGGGCGAGTTTGGAAGTATGGAAGCGGAGTGCAAGGCTTCAAGAGTTACATTTACGCAGTCATCAATCTCGGCAGATTTGGAACATAAAGAGACTTGGCTCAAATTTACTACATCTTCTATCTCGATAGGAACGGAGTATAAGGCGACAGGACTTTCATTTGCGGATGCCTATTCAGGGTATTCGACTATTTATAAAAGCGGTGCAGATTTTACCAAACAATTTAAGGTTGGCGACAAAGTAACTATAACAGGATGTACAAGGACTGCGAACAATCTAACAGAGATTGTTGTAAAAAGGGTAACGAGTGTAAGAATATGGTTTGAAGAGGGCATTTTTGTTGATAACGAGGAAAGCGGAGAAGTAACAATAACTCGAATAATCGAGAATGGTTTTCCTTTTAAGGCTGGAGATACAGTAGTAATATCGGGATGTGCTGAAAGTAATAACAACAAGGAACTTGTCGTAAAGGAAGCAACGCCAACAACACTTACCTTTGAAGAAGGCTCTTTTGTTGAGGCTGAAGAGATTGGCGACTTCATCCTCACACTTAAAAATGAGGTAAAGCTTCCTTTCAAGGAAGGCGATGCCGTAACTATTGAAGGATGCTCTGACGAGGGCAATAACAAAACCGAAGAAATCCTTATAAGAGGGGTATCGGAGAATACATTGACCTTTGATGATAACATCTTCGGAGAGGCTTACGAAGAAGGCGAAATAACAATAAAACGAACTGTGCCTGACCTCGACTTTATCTGTGAGAGCAATTACAGATTATGGGGAACACACGGCAATACAATATACTCAAGTAAGTTTTCTGACCCGATGAATTTTAAGGTATTTGATGGGCTGTCAAGTGATAGTTACGCTATTGATGTCGGTAGTGAGGGAGAATTTACAGGGTGTATGGCGTATGCTTCGCACATCTGCTTTTTCAAAGAGAATACCCTGCATAAACTGTATGGCACAAAGCCGAGTAATTTCCAAATAACTACGGCTAATGTGTACGGAGTGCAAAGCGGTAGCGAAAAGAGTATGCAGATTATCAACGAACAGCTTTTATATAAGGGCGTTGGTGGTGTATATGCCTATACAGGCGGTGTACCAGAGCTTATAAGTGATAAGTTTGGTAACAGGCGATATTCCGAAGCTGTTGCTTGTTGTGATGGGGAGAAATACTACATCTCAATGAAACAAGACGACACTTGGAATATGTTTGCCTATGATGTAGCTAAAAATATATGGCTTCGTGAGGATGATACACAGGCTGTTGATATGACATTCTATGACGGCAAGGTTTATTATCTTGATGCAGAAGGCGGTTTATACTACATTGACAAAACGGCAGACCGAAACGACATAGAGTGGGGTGCTACATTCTGCACTATGCACGAAACAATGAACGAGCGTAAAGGCTATTCTAAATTCCACTTGCGTATGGATTTATCGGCTGGGGCTTGGCTTGCGGTAGATATAAAGACCGACAATGACCTACAATGGCGACAAGTCTATACAACACATAACGAAAAGGCAAAGACCGTCAGCATACCTATTATGCCTACAAGGTGCGACAGCATAGATATAAGGCTTCGTGGTAAGGGAAAATGTACGATTAAAGCGTTTATCCGTGAATTTACAGTAGGGAGTGATGTTTAATGCCTATATTCTCACAAGGTTTACAGAAGATTGATTTTAACAAGCCACAAGAGGCTCTAAAGAAAATGGCTAATCATATACGGACTATGCAAGAAGAACTTGAGTTTACCTTGCATAACCTCGATAGCCGAAACATAGTTGAAATTGAAACGGATAAAACCACTATAACAGACTCCTCGGGGAGTACAAATATAGGCTCATTTATCAACTTGACAGGAAAGAACGGAGAAGGCTTTAGAGTCGGCAGAAATACATCAGGTAAGTTTGAATTTTCTGTTAAAAGCAAAGGCGGAACGCAAGTAATCTATTTAGACAGTTCGGGAAATGTAAACATAACAAAAAGTACAAACCTCACAATAGATGGTGGGGAATGGTAAGGGGGAAAATATAAATGGCTTATGTAATTGGCTCTGAAAAGGGCAAAAAGAAAGCTGAAGAGATGCAAGTCGGGGAAACATATACAGCCACAGATGGCTCTGTATGGACTAAAAAAGACGATGGCTCTATATCAGTAAAAACAAGCAAAGGCGAAACATTTAATAATGCCTATACACCAACAAGCACAAGCAGAAATTCACAGTTTACAGGCTCAAGTAATTCGGTAATAACAAACAACACTACACAACAGAATATTAAAGACCAGATGAACGCTAACTCTATTGCTTGGTGGGATGCTGACGAAGATGAGAGAAGAAGATTAGAGGCAGAAAACCAAAAGTATGGTGCGATGCTCGGTGGCTCTGTCGGTTACGACCCAAAAACAGGGATTTGGAGTGGTACAGCAGAAGGTACAGCAATTCCTGCAGAGGAAATTCTTAATTGGGAATATGAGGATGCCCCAGAAGCATACGAAGGCACATACGACCCACAGATGCAGGAGTTATTATATCAAATTCTTAACAGAGACGATTTCTCTTATGATGTAATGAATGACCCTCTGTATCAGCAATATGCACAGATGTATAGACGAGAAGGCGACAGGGCTATGAAAAATGCTATGGCTGAAGCGGCGGCGAGTGCAGGTGGTATGAATACTTATGCGATGACTGCCGCACAACAGGCAAACAATTATTACAACTCACAGCTCAATGACAAGATACCTGAATTATACCAACTCGCTTATAGTATGTACCTTGACGACAAGGAAAGCATGATACAGGATTTAGGACTTCTTCAAAATATGGATGCTACACAGTACGGCAGATACAGAGATACAATGGACGATTGGCGTAACGATAGAAACTTTGCTTATGGCGTATATCAAGATGCAATCAATCAGGGTAATTGGCAAAGCGAATTTGATTATAACGCTATGGTTGATAATCGTAACTTCAACTATGATAGCGATTGGGCTAACAAGAAGTGGGATTATGAGACAAGCCAAGTTGATACAGAAACAGCCGACAAAAAGGTTGATGAGTTTATTTCAAGGGGCGAAATGCCAAGCGATGAACTTATTGCTCAATCAAGCTGGAGTAAGGCTGATGTAGAGCGACTTGTTGAGGCAGAAAAGGCAAGTCAGACAACATCGTTAAGTGGCGGAAGTGGAAACGGAGGCGGAAGCGGATTTATAGGCGATAGTAGTGGAGCAGGAAACAATACGCCCGTAGTAGATGAGTCAACTGCATGGCAACGAGGTTTAACGGATTTAGGGCTTGGACTTGTTTACAGCCCAGATATTCTCGTTGACCTTGACGAAGCAGGTGCAATTTATGAAAAGGATGGAAAACTTATGTGGGCTGAAGGCTGGAATAAGGATAATTGGCAAGAGAAATTATCTCAATATTCGCCTATCAGTTTAATACCACAAACAGCAAAAATAGCACCATCACTTCGATAGGAGGGATTTGAATGTCAATCATTGAATCTGCAAGAAAAGCATCTGGCAGAAAGCCAAAAGTAGGCTTTCAGACTGCTATACCTTCGACAGAGACGAAAAAAGAAAACGAAAAATCAACAAAAGAGAAATCCTCGTCTATTATTGAATCAGCGAGAAAGGCTACAGGGAGAGAGAAAAAGAGCGGAGCTATGTTTAGCTCTGCTCCAACCTCTTCAAACAGGAGCGATACAAATGCTACACAGGATTTTACTTTTCCTAATGGTATGACACAGGCGGAAAAAGATATACGCAAGAGTAGTACAGAAACTCAAAACGCATACAATACTACAAAAGTGAAGCCTATCGACCCTTCTTGGGTTGATGCATCCCGAAAGAATTACGAAGAACAGGAAAAAAAGAGAATTGAGGAAATCAATGCTGACCTTGCTTGGTCTCTTAGCGGAGCTACAGTATCCTATTCAAACAGGAACGATGCAAAGGGAGAAGATTATAAAAAGGACAATTCCTTTAACACAGAAACTCAAAACGCTTATGATAATGTAAAGAATACAGCAAACTCTACAACTACTATCACAAGCAATATGACCGAGGAACAACGCAAAAAAAGAATGGCGGAAATCACTGAAGAACTGCGTACTCTTAACTACAGAATTGACGGTATGGGCAGGGCTGGGGCGTATTCATCCGAAGCAATAAAAAAGTCTCTTGAAAGAGACATACAAGAGGCTAAAGCGGAAAAAGACAAACTTTCCAAAGAGTTAAAATCTCTTGAAAGAGTCGGTACATTTTCTGCTTCTGAATTAAAACAGTTTGAGATTGAGGATGCAAAGGCGGAAAAAGCAAAATTGCCTAACTACAATCCTACGGCTCGTGTTTCCCCTTCTAATGTTGAGGCTCATATAGCAAATGCAAAAGCCCATGCTGAATTGGATAAGAAAATCGATGCTCTTGAAAGAGAACAAGATTTATATAACGATGTTGACAAGTTTGGGAATGTTGCCCATCGTGATAATAATAGTAAAGACGGATTTATAGGCTTTATTTCTAACCCAATAGGATGGGCTAAAGACTTTAACAGCCAATGGAGAGCTAGCTATCGTAGCAACGAGTTAAGCAGAGAAGCGGATAAGGCTATGAGTGAATATATAAGAAATCCTACAGAGGGAAATAAGCAAATCGCTTATGCTTATGATGCTCTTGCGAGAGAGTATGCGAAGAACAACGAGAACGCTCTTGATGATGAAAATGCAAAAGCATCTTTGCTTACAAAAAGTATGGCAGGATATTTGCCACAGTTTAGAGACACAATCGTACCTGAATTGATAGCAGGCGGTGTCGGTTACTTAATTGGTGGTAATGCGGGTTCGAGTATAGGCTCTGGTATGGCTTCGTATGCACAGAGTTATGATGTAATTCGTGGCTCGGTATATAGAACATTACTTGCAGAAGGTATTGACGAAGAAACAGCCTTAAAGGCGGCAGAAGATGAAGCTCTTATAAGTTCTTTGATTGAAAGTGGAGAAACTGCTGTAAGTTGGGCTACCTCTGGCGGTGGCAAGGCATTAAGTGCTATTGGTAATGCGGCAAAGAGAAGTGTTGCTAAAGGAAGTACAAATGCCGCAACAAAGCTTATAGCAAATTTGGCGACAGAATCGGCAACAAAAGCAACTACTAAAGCGGCAACAAAAGCGGTGGCTGATGTTTCTAAACCCTTATGGAAAAAAGGTTTGGGTATGGCTTTTGATATTGCCAAACAAGGTGCATCTGAATACGGAGAAGAATTTTTGCAAGGTGCGGTTAGCAGAGCCAACCGAGAGAGAGTATTAAATGGTAATGCTGACGGCACAGGGCAACTCTCTAAAGATTCAGTAAGCGTGTTATGGGATGCAGTTACAGGCAAAGACCCTGAAGCACTTGCAGAACTGCACGAACAAGGCGTAGAAGGTGCTAAAATCGGTTTGATGTTCGGTGGTAGTAGAGTAACAACAAATAACATAATTACGCACTACGCCAATGCAAAAACTGTAAAACTCCAAAACGAAATTGTTGATACCATTATTACCGATGAGGAAAGCCTTAATGCTCTCATTGAAGAAGGTAAGGCAAGTGGAGAAGGTACAGTATCAGAAAAGATTGCAACGGAAATAGAAACAGCAAGAGAAAACGGCAAAGCGGTAACAAGGGAACAGGTTAAGAAGCTCATAGCATCTAACGAAGAATATATCAAGGCGGAGGAAGCTACATCCACTCCTGACCCACTTGAACAGACAGCAAGAGAAGTTGTTGCAGAAAGAAACCGAAAGAGCACATCATCTTATGAAAGGTTAGAAACTCTTTCCCAGAACAACGAGCCTATCACAGTTGAAGATGTGAAAAAGGTTACAGGCTTTGGAGAAGAAGGCTCAAAGTTAGTTACCGACCTTGCAAATAAAGAGGGAGTAACATTTAGCCAAGCTGAAAGAACTGTTAAGACAGCATATATGGCAGGCTTCTCAAATGTTGAAGGTAAAGATGTAAACTTTGTTACAGACGAGCAGATTAACGCTTTTACGGCTGGTAAAAAAGACCGAGTAATGCAAGACTTAACTGCAAAAGAGAACGCAAAACAAGCAACTATTTACAAGGGTACATTTACCGAGAATGAATATACAAAGAGCTGGACTGATTCCGAAAAAACAATGGTTTCTACTGTTGCAAAAGGTTTGGGTATGGATGTTTCTGTGGTCGATAAAATTATTGCAAATGAATTTACAGGAGCAGAAGCTAACGCAGAACATCAAGACGGAAAGATGCGAATTTCAAATAATCGTGATGCCAACAAGGTTATATATAAACTTGTTATGCACGAAGGCGGCCACAGAATGAAACAGCTTGCTCCTACAGAGTTTGGTGTGCTTATGGATGCCCTTTATAAGAGAGCGGACGGCAGAAATATAAGGTTAGGTGTATCGCAAGGCTTACGATTTGATGAGATAAAAGCAGAACACGATAACGCTGGTATCACAATGAATACAAGCGGTTATATGGAAGAAATTGCGGCTAGAGAGCTTGAAACAATCATTGAAAGTGCTGAAGAGTTTAACAAGTGGCACGCAGAGATTAGCGAAAATCAGCAAGTGAAAACTGCTTGGGAAAAGTTTATGTCTTGGATATCTGAAATCATTGAGGATATAAAGAGGGCTTGGTCTCAAAGAAAAATGACTGCTGAAGAAAAAGCAGAAGCCAAAAAGGCACTCGCAGAGCTTGAACGCATTAAGGAACTCTATACAAACGCCTATAAAGCGGCGGAAAATGCCGTACAGGAGAGAAGTGCTGATACAAAGGCACAAAAGAACACCGACACAGAGACAGAGTATTCCTTGCGACAGGAATTTGCGAGTGAGATTGATGCTTGGGATGGAGTAGAAAACACGGTTTTCCACACGGGAACGACATCCGAAACATTGAAGAGTATTGGCGTACAGGACAGACAAATAATTTGGCACGGGAAAAAAATTGCGGAGATACTTCGTAAGCATAAGAATATGTCGCGTGAGGTAATAAAGCAAGTGCCACAAATTATGGAACATCCTGTTATCGTGATGAAGTCGCAGAATATGGACAGCAGAATAACAATGTTTGGTGAAGTGCGAGATGCAGAGAACAAGCCTGTATTGGCTGTGCTCGAACTTCGTCCTACAAACAAGGGCGGAGAACTTCTTGACATGAATGTTGTCGCAAGTGCGTATGGTAAAAGCAGTAATCCTGCTGAATTCATTAAGAACAGCGAGTTATTATATCTTGACCCAAACAAAAAAAGAACCAATAAATGGTTAAACGCCGTTGGGCTCCAATTGCCCTCAGTTGCGTTAACGCATCTTGGTTCTATAGGCACTATAACATATAACGACGGAAATGTCAATATCAAGGGGATTCCGTATTCGCAGTTTGTGAAAACCGAGAGTAAATACTCTCTCAAAGACACCGAAGGCAACACTCTAACCAAAGAGCAACAGGAATTTTTCAAAGACTCACAGGTTAGGGATGAAAACGGAAATTTGCTTGTTATGTATCAAGGTTCTGCGAATGAATTTACTGTATTTGATAGAAAGAAATCGAGCTATTCTAATTTGTATGGTAGAGGATTTTATTTCACCAAGAGCGAAAGGCATGCAAGCCAATACGGAAACACAAGAGCGTATTATCTTAACATTAAGCATCCTGTATCTACAACAGAAACTACAATCACTAAATCACAACTTCGCAAATTCTTGCAGGCTGTAATTGAAAATGAAGATTATAGCTTTGAAAATTACGGATATGGTGCAACGGCGGATAGCGTTCTGGAATCTACTTATGGCAAGAGTGACTTCCTTATGCTCAACGATGTTAGCCAAACTGCAATCGGCGATTTGGTAGAAGCAGTTGAGTTGTTTAATGAGGTAAACGGAACAGATTATGACGGCATTATACTTGATACCGAAACTGTAACATTTAATTCAGAGCAAGCGAAACTCACTACCAACAAAAAGCCTACAAACAATCCTGATATTAACTTCAGTCTTAAAAAGCCTGTAGAGGAAACTAAAAACCTTATTGCGGTACACAATACAACGGCAGACAAGTTGTTAGGAGCATTGAAACTTGGCGGGCTTCCGTCGCCTTCAATAGCGATAACTAAGAAAGAGGTGTCGCACGAAAAGTTTGGAAATATATCTTTGGTTTTCCGCAAGGATACCATCAGTCCAACAGACAGACGAAACAAGATATATTCAGGAGATGCCTACACACCTACTGGCGTGAGAGTCGAATATGATATTGACGATGATATTTTACAAGGGTTTAATAAAAGACTTAAAGAATTAACGCCTGAATGGACTAACGAGAGGCTTCCAAGTGTAGATAGTGGTACTGCAAATGCCGAAAATGATAGCTTGTACAATGCTTACGAAAGAAACGACAGAGCAAAGCTTGCTTTCTTGAGAGAAAAGGGTAAAGCTCTTAAAGTGGCGATGAGAACACCGAGACTATCAAACTTTGTGAGCAATGATACCATTATAGCTTTGGCTAAGGCTTTTTCGGCGAAACAACTCAACGACATAGCAAACACTTCAGAGGGAATGAAACAGTATAAAAATGCTTTCCTTAAGGTTATACGAGATGTTGAAGATAGTAGATTTGTAGAGACGGGCATTTATTCGGTTGATGAGGCTCACAACTTCGATGTCGAGGAAACCGCAAGAAAGGCGGCAAGAGTAAAGGAAAACAAGTATAAGATTAAAAAAGAAGTTGACAATAGAGCAACTTATGAATTGATTGACAAGAAGTTTACCAAGACTCTTAAAGCAGAGTATAAAGCGTGGATAGAAGAGAATACAAAAGATGCAATCGTTGACAAGGGCATAAGAAACAATCGAGACTTGTTTACTCCAAGCGGTAACAGAAGAAGCTTTAAGCAACTGCACGAGCCTTATAACTTAAGTAACATAATCAAGCAAATGTTTAGTGGCGAGGATAAGGGCATTGCTTTATTTGGCGGTAGTCCTATTGGTGCGGCACAACACGAGTATTCAAGTATAGCTGATGTTAAGGCAGATTCGGACAGATTACAACAGTTAGAACAAGAAGAATACGACAAGATAAGAGACCAAATAGAAGGTGATGTGTTAGCTCTTGCTCAAAAAATGCAGATAAACTCAGATGTATTTGCTGTAAGAGACCTTTTATCCGAAGCAATAGGCAAGAAAACAAAGCTACAAGCGGACTCATATTTGCAGAGAGAGTCGAAAGGTTGGGCGAACTATTCCCCTGATTTTGCAAATGAATTGTGGGACATAAAAGGGCGTATTTTGAAGATGCCTACAGAATACTTTGAAGCCAAGCCACAAAGAGCTGTAAACTTTAACGAAGTTGCGTTAGCGGTTCTACCAAAGGGAATGACAGAATTACGCAAACAGTTAGAAGATGCAGGCGTGCAAAAGGTTGTGTACTATAACAAAGACATAGAGGGAGACCGACTCAAAAAGGTAAACAGCGTGCCTGATGTTAATTTCTCTCTCAAAGGAGTCAGCGAAACAAACACCAAAGACCGAAAAGAACTATTAGATATAATCGAGCATCTTAAAGGCGAGTTTGAAATTACCAAGTTTGCAAAGGCAGACTCAAAGAAACTTGCGAAAATGACAAAAGCCCTCTTAAAAGAGTATGACAGTCAGGTTGACTATGACGAAACCTTTAAGGCTATAGACGAATTATATCAGTATATGGCAAACGGAGAGGAAGGGCATCCTGCAGTTTGGGAAGAAGTATATAACAGAGCATACGACATAGCTCAAAATATCGTAAAAAATGCCCTTGTGGTTGACGATACAATGTATCAGACATATAGTGGTCTCCGCAATTATCTTCGCACTACACCTATGAAATTTTACGCAGGACACGATGGTGTACCTTCGTCATACGAAAACTTTAACGAATTCCGTAAAATGAATATGGGTAGATTGAAGTTTACTAACGATGGTATGCCTATTGATAAGGTTTATCAAGAATTGGCTGAATTATACCCAGAGTTTTTTGATACAGACAGGGACATCAATACAGAAGCTCAATTAGAGACAATGGTAGATGTACTTGACGGACTTAAGGCAACAGAAATCAACCCATTTGACGGACAAGTTAGAGAGGCTTCAATGCACCTTGCGAATGACATTACATCCCGCTTCTTTGACATTCCGCAGGCTAAACCTACATTTGCAGATAAGGCAGAGCGTAGAGTAGTGGATGCAACTATAAAGGGTGCTAAAAAGGTTGAAACTGTGAGACAACAGAAAGATGCTAAAATCAAGAAGCTTATGGAAGCCCAGAAGGAAAAGACCAAAAAGCAACTTGATAAGTTGAGAGAGCAGAGAGATACCAAA